TTAGTTCGTCTGAACGAACATCATTTCCGATGAAGTTTGCAAAGTCATCCTGCGTATCGTAAAACCCTTTAGGCATGCCGTTGGTACGGAGAGTCTGGTCAAACTCTTTTTCAATAGCGATATAGTCAGATTCACTAATAGGTTTGTAGCCATTCTTCTCACGCAATGCCATACCTGCAAAACGCTTCTTATACAAAGGGGTATCTTTAATGGCACGGAACATACGTTCCTCACCAAACTGTCCCTTAAAAATAGTCGGGTCATCCTGCAAAGCAGCGTCAAGGTTAGTAATCAAAGAGTCCAACCCGAACTGCCTCAAAAAATCAATTGCATCATCTCTTGCTGACATTACGCCGTCTTTCCAAATCCACGAGCCAACGATATGGCTAAATCACCATACGCCGATTTTGCTTCATTTGTATTCTGCCACTCAGGTAGAGTGCGAAGATATTTATTCCATTCCCACAAATCCATCTGGCGATACTCACCAGTCTTTGTATCCTGGAAATTCAAAGCCTTATTCCATTTATCTTGGGTCCAGTCAATCTGGCTAGAGTCAATAGACGAACCAAGAATTGACTCAGCCTGTTGCTTGTAGGCATACATGGCGGTGTCAACATCCTGACCCTTATCAAGTGCTGGTTGCAAAGAACGAAACTGGGTACGTGCAGAGTCCCGCATTGTTTCTTCAAACTCTTTCTCGCTTTTTTGACCAGTAAGAATTTGTTGGGTCCAACTACCAATCATTTCTTCTGATGGCTTCTGAAAAAACGAGGCTGCCTTAGAGCGAAGATTACGACTAACAGATGACTGTCGCAAATCAGACATTCCTTGTGCTCCACCAAGTTGGGCGTTTGCTATTTGTTCTGAACCTAAAGCGTTTAATTTCTGTTGGTCAGACCAACCAAACTTTATTGAGTCAGTAGCAAGTTTACGCAAAGACTCATCATTAAGAGTAAAACCTAAGTTGCTTGCGTTAATTCTAATTTCCTCAATAGAAGCAACAATCCTTGACTCTGCTGTTGCAGGGTCGGTTGATTGTTGGATAGCAAACTGACGTGCAGATTTCTGGGTGGTGCGATACCAAGATGTGTTTTGAAGTTTTGCTTCCATCTTAATTTCATCGTCTTGGTAGCCACCCTTGACAGCATCGTCAAGAACTTTCTTAACATCGGGATTCATGTTGTAAACATCCCATAACGAACCAAATTCTTGTTGAACAATTGTTTTCCATTTGTCCGAAGTGGTATCAGCCTTTTCGGTGAGTGTTGCTGTGCGTACAAATTTTCCACCCTTGAACGTAAACTTTACATTCTTGGAGTTTGTGTATGTATCGCCTTCAATTGGTTTTGTTGGTTTTGTATTCCCATAATCTCTTGGTTTACGAGCAGGGTTTATCTTGGTGTTGGCATTGTCGCCAGTAGAATCTGTCTTGCCAGCATTTGTTTTAAGGGCTGACAAGGTATCAGAATAGTCCTGCTCGGTATACAAACCATAACCAGGAACCTTCCACCTGTTTGTTCTAGGGTCTAACTTTGCTTTGGTAAAAGCAGCCAACTGTTTCTTAGCCGCACCTGCTGCTTCTGGATTACCAGGTGGCAACAAAGCAAATGGGTCAGTAGCCGAAATGTCTGTGGTTTCTAATTCTGCCAATGCTTTTTTATCGGCAGCAGCACGACTCAAACCCAAAACAACCATATACGCATCAGAACGATTTTGTACCCAGTCAGCACCTTGTGCTGTAATTTCTCCCTGAGTAGGAGGATTTCTTTTTTTAGCAGCCATTACATGTTCTCCATAAGTTTTGCCACATTACTAATAGCAGACAAATATTTGTACCCGTCAGATTCTGCACCGTATTGTTGTTCAATACGATTCTTGAAAAATACTTCCGTGTTAGGAGCAGACATACCACCAGACGCTTCAGCCTGTTGACTTGCCTGATACGACCTTGCAAACTTGGATGTTTCTTCAGCAGACAACTTTCGCCCAATTGTTGACAGTGCAGTACGGTTTGCTATTTCAACAAGGTCTTCAGTTGATGAAGGTCTAAAACCTGCACCTCTGCCCCCTGATGTGTTTGCAAATGGTGATTTTTTACCTGCCGTGTAAATTTGATTCCATTGGACACCTGCAAGGTTTGAAGCATACAAAAGTTTGTAAACTGCTTTTTCGTCTTCGTCAGACAAACCACCACCAGGTCTGTCGTCGCCGTCATACCATCCACGTTCATAAAGGTTTTTAAGAAAATCTTTTCTCAACACCTCATCTTGCATGCCAGCAAGAAACTCACGAGGGTACGTAGTCAAATTATAATAAGGAAGATTTTGACCATCAGGACCCATAAGACCAGATTGTTGACGACCAAAAGGAACGTAGTTTTCGGATACGCCAGTATTGGAATATGTAGAAGATGCCCCACCACCAACAGTAATGGGGTTTTGCTCTAAATAAGCCTTCGGGTCAACAACGGGATTAGCAGGAACAGTTGTTCCAGTCGTAGGTGTGGTAGAGGGTTTTTTGCGTACTGCCATTATTCCATTTCCTGTGAAAGTAGTCTGTCATATACCTTACCGAAGTCGGGGGTTTGTTCGGTGAGTGTCTCTGCATAAGAGTAAAGATACTCATGCAGGTCGCTAAGTTCGGGAGATGCAAGAGAATCGTAACCACGCCTATTTGCTTCTGCCAATGCTTGATTGCGAATTTGCTCGTAGTAGTTGACAGCCTGTGCCACGCCGTTCCCTTGAAGACCATCAGTTTTAGCAGCCTCAAATAAGGAATTGATGTCACGAGAAGTTTTATTTGGGTCAAGGTTCATCTTGCCGAACCCAGGGTATTTGGCGATGATTGCCTTTTTATAGTTAGCAAGATAGTCCCGTTGGGGCTGGTTTAACTTCGGACCAAATTCTGATTTCATATCCCTGTAGAAAGCCATACCGATTGCTTTCTGAGAGGCATCAATAATTTCTTCTGGGGTAAGCCTGGTGCGGGCACCTGTCGCTAACTGTCGGGTATAAACTTCAAAGTCAAAGTCTGTTCCTGAAGGACCGAAGAAGCCAGCAATGTCTTTGTATTTACGGAACAAACTTGAATTGCTGCGTTCAAAATTACCAAATTCTTTTGACGCTCCAAGACCACCCATGTCGGTTGTTGTTTTGTTTGACAAATAGATGAAAGCGTTTTCACCAAAAATTTCAATGAACCGTAAAGCGGAAGTGTCTGGATTGTTTTCTCGTAATGCTTGAAGTGCTGTTGCTAAACCAGCAGTGTGAACATCCATTCCATCTTTTACTGCAACACTAAAATCAAAATCTCCTGCTGCTGGACCAGTGAATTGTACTATGCCACGAAGAATGGCAAAGAATCGTGCTTTGTCTTTTGAGTCATCCTCTAAACGTGCTTTGTCGTTGACGTTAGATAGGTCATACTTGCCTGTCGCAGCCAATGCCTGCATTGTTTCAGCATAGGTATTAGCAAAGAAACGACCATCTGTGTTACCAGTAAGACCTTCATATACTTTTGTTACCCATGTTGGTATAAAGGTATCGCCAAAGTTTGTTCTTTCTCCATAAGGCAAAAGTGTTTTACGAATAAAGTCTTGCTCTGGAACATTTTTCAAAATAGCACTGGTTGTCATTGTCATGACTGGTCCCAAACCTGGTCGGTAATCAAAACCAGGTGCTATGCCTTTAACGCCAAAACTAAAATCTGCATTTATCCCTGTAACCATTTTTGTTAAATAACCAGTAAGGGGAATAGACATGGAGTATTTGCCCGTGCTTGGGTCTTTATAAAAAATGCCACGACCATCACCATCTGGGTCAGCCTCACGCCCGTTCTCAACAGCGAACTGTACTTTACGGAAGTTGTCTGGGTTTGGAAGATAGCCAAGTGCCCCACCCGCTACTGGAACGGTAAAGAACCGTGACATACGCCCAAAAAATTCAGCCTGTTGTTGTGCGAAAGGAGAGATAAGACGCATCACGTCTGTACCATTTCGGCGTTCAACAGCATTGTAGAAAGTTTTTTTGTAGTCATCAACTGCTGCGGCAGATGCCCAAGTTGATACCTCGTCAGCGTTTAGTGTCCCATATAGTTTGTCTGGGTTTGCTTTAAGGTCTTGAAGTTTGTTCCAAACTTGAGGTGTCAAATAATTTTCTGGGTCGTCAATACGAGACGTGATGTCGTCAATAATTTTATTCAAAGATGCTTCGTCAAGGGATTGAGCAAGTTTTTCTATTCGTTCGTAATAGAAACTTCTAAATGCTGGAGAGCGTTCAAGTTTTGCAATTGGTTCTGTATAGAGAGTTGAGTGGAACTTGTCAACCATCATGTCCATTGCTTTACCAAATGATTCCTTTGATAAAGTTTGAGGGTCACGAATCTCTCCTACGACATACCGTGGCATGCGTGGGTCCATGTAAATGTTTTGACTTCTCAAAACTGATTCAAGTTTGTTTGTGATGTTTCCTGCCCCATCAAAAGCAAACGGCTCTACAAGGTATTCAGAACCTTTAGGATATTTTGTTTCATCAACAACTCTTGCTAGATATGTTTGTTTTACTTTCTTACCAAAAGCCATCACTTCTTGAGTTACTTCAACACGACCACCTACTCTGAGTTCTCCAACAATTTCATCGCCAAGTTTTACTAACTCAACGCTTTTAGTAAGGCGACCCTGTGCAACAATGTCCAACAGTTCAGGATGGTTGCCAGTTATTTTTTGAAGACGAGCACCATTTGCTTCCATCAATCGTTTTAAGTTGCCTGGAACATTCAAGTCAATTTTTTCAAACCTGTGTGTTTGTGTTGGGTTGTCCCAAATTTCTTTGCCTCGTTTAAACTCTTGTTCAACTTGCTTAAACCACTTGACTGCATCTTCGTCTCCAGTTTGAATTAAATCAAAAAGTTCGTCAACAGATTTTCCTTCTGCCATTCTCCGTGTAGCCCAGTCAGCGTTCAATTTGCCAATCTCGTCACCATGTGCTCTTGCAACAGCATTGTCCACTTGGTCAAGGCGACGTTCGTATCTAGCAAACTGATTAATCTTTGCTGCTCTTTGACGGGCAACAAGAGGGTCTTTATAGTATGCCGAAATTTGTGAACCTAAAACATTTCGGTAATCCGACAATGATTCATCAAGGTTTTCTACAGAACCAGGAATATCCCAATTTTTGCCAGTTAAAGTTCCTTGACCTACTTCATGTTTAACATAACTCATCCATTGAAACGGGTGGTAAAAAGCACTTGTGTTTGTTTTGCCTGACAATGCAAGAGAAATTTGAGAGTCAACAGTGTTGCGTACAAAGTTTCCAATTGTTGCAGTGATGTATTTACGCCACACTTGTTCTTGAATGAATTGTGCCGCTGCAAGAGGGAAGCGTAAATCTCCAGCCTTCTGCAAGTTTTCAATGTTTGGGTCTTTCTTAACCCACAACCAGTTGAAGTTGTTTGTTAAGCGGCGAACTTGTTTAGGGTCTGGAATAATAAATTCGTGTTTACCGAATTCGGAAGTTAAAGTTCCACCGAGGTATATTCGTGCATCAGCGTCAGGTGGTAAGCCGTGAAGTAGGCGATAAAGACCGTCATCGGTTTTGTTGCCAAGTTTGTCAAGGGTGTTGGCTTTAGCACCTTCTACATAATCACCGTGCACTTTATAAAGTTCGTCAACTATTTCTTCTGGTGTACCAAAAAATTTCATTGAGTCTTTTGCTTCAAAAAGAAGGTCGTCATAAAACTCTGCAATTTTGGCTGTGTCTTTAGAAAGTAAAAGTTCACCTGCACGATTTATATAACTAGCCTGTTTTGCGGGTTCAACCTTGAATAGTTTTAATGTTCTTTCAACAGTGTCAAGTTGACGAATCTGGTCACGAGGGGTTTCAGCCTGAAACAAATTAATGTTGTGTGATGGCATCTTTGCAAATGTTCGTGACACTCCTTCACCAAACGGTGCAAGGTCAATAATTTTATTTCGTTGAGCAAGAGACATGTAAGTTCTGCGACCACCACCAACTCCTGCGATGTTGGTAACTTGTGTACCTAAAACATCAAGAACAGTAGCCATAACTTCTTCATCTGTTTTAGCGTTGGCAAGTCTCATGGTTGTTGCAGGGTCTAACTTCCCTCCCCACAGTTTGTGTGTCTCAGCAAAATCGTTTGTTTCTGCTGTGCGTTCAATTAGACGACGACCAAAACCTGTTCTAAAGAATCTGTTGCTTTGTTCAAGGTCAATGCTGTTGCCAACAATACCTACATTGGCACGTAAAGCAGCCCGTTCTGCTGCGTTTGCCGCAGTAACTGTAACTTCTTTGCTTCCTTTGCCAATAAGTCGGGAGGCTGAACCAATTTGGGAAACAATCTCAGCACCAGTATCGGTTTTACTTACGGCAGATAAACCTTTACCTACAAGTCCAAAACCTTTAGAAACATCAGCACCTTCTTCAACACCACGTGCTGCCTTACCTACTGCCCCTGCTAATGGAATAGACGGGATAGCAATAGCAACAACTGCATCAACAGCACCAGACAGCAAACGATATGCGTTTGTGTTTTCTTCAAGAAATGTTGAGGCTAAACCACGACCAATAGTAAATGCTTCACCATTTATTGTCCCACGGTATCTTTGTACACGTTCTGATTGAAGTTCTTTTGCTTTGCCACCAATAAAGAAACCCTCGCCAGCATCTTCGTCATTAGCAATAAGCGAACCTAAATCTGTTGAAATAAACCAACCGTTAACATCTTCGTCATCATCAAACACTTGCGCTACTGCACCCACAGCCACTTGAGGTATAAAATCTAAACCAGCCATACCATAACGAGAAGCAGTTTTAATTTTGTCGGTGACGTTGCGGTCAATCCAAGATTTTTTCTTTGGTTCTTTAGGCTGAATATCTACACGAGCAGCAGCCAAAGCAATTTGTTTAACCTGCTCATCAGTGAGATTTGCTTTTGCAGCAGCAAGTTTTACACCTGGTGCTAAAGACGGGAATTGGTTATGTATTTGACCTACACGGATAGCCTGTTCTGGTGTGCCCGTAACAGCCATTTGGCGGCGGCGTTCACTTTCAGCAGCAATTGTTTCCCATATAGCATCTTCGTTTTCAGCAGGCTGCATTACAAACCATTGTATTTGATTGCAGACAAAAGACCTTCAAGGTCATCGTTTGGATACATGCGATATAAAGTTTCAAGTTCTTCAATAACAGGATTAGACATAGGAAGAATGGTCGGTCTGTTATTCATAATAGGAGCCATTATGTCTTGGGGGCGTTCGGATGGTGCCATAAGGTCAACAACTTTTCCAGGTACAGGGCGATTCACTGGCTGTGTAGGAGCAACAGAAGAAGTTGGAGAAGGACCAGCAGGAACAGCCTGTTGGGATTGCTTTTGTTGCGTAGCCTGACCGTATGTTTGTCCAGTGAATTTTGCTTGCTGCATAGGGTTTCTAAGGTCTGAACGATTTGGATAATCCTTAGCCATTATGCACCTCCAAGACTGTTAGCCAAACTTAAAACGCCACCAGGGGTTTGAGGTTGCGCTGCTGCTGCTGCACCTCCACCAAGTCCTCCAAGAAGTGATTCCAAAGAAGCAGGTCCAGCAGGACCACCTATACCAGCCTCCATACCCATACCAGGCGCAGACAAACCAGGCATAGTTTCAGGTGCACCCTGTGGAGCCATAGCAGCCTGCCGTTCTTGCGCTCGTTTCTGTGCAGCCATAATTGCTTCAGGCAAACTCATCTTGTTTGATTGTACCTGTTCAGCAACATAAGCCAAATCATCAGGTTGATACGGACCATTAGGGTCTGCTGCTTGTGCCTGAATAGAAGACAACAACGCTGCTTCAATACCTTCAGCAACGATACGGTCACGTTCCAACTCTGGGTCAGAAATAAGTGGGTCAGCCTCACGAGCAGATTCTTTAGACATAAGCCCTGTACCAAGACGTTGACCCAAACCAACAATCAAGTTGTTTACATCTGAACCAGCAGCCGAGTATGAGACATAATGGAAATCTGTTTCCCACATTTTATTTGGCGTGTAATCCTTGACACCGCCACCCATACCAGGAATAAAGAACGATTTAGAACTGTTACCCCAATATGTTTTTTCAATGGCAATAGCAATTTTGTCTTCTTGAACCATTGATGAAGCAAAAATGTCTTGGGCTTCTTGAACACGGAAGTCAACTGTTGCTGCCAATACCGAATCGCCACGGCGACCAGTACGGATGTTTGTGCCTGATTCGCCACCGAACTCGGCAGGGATAGCACCTTCAAGGCGTTCTTGGCGTTCCAAACGGTCAAGAGCCACATCAGTCTTATAACCAGGGTTTGTTTGCAACTGTTGGATGTCGCCACCTTTGACAACACCAAGTTGCCCTGTTTTGCCGTCAGCAATTTGAATGATTTCAGGGTTGTCACCCTGTCGTGCTACAAGGTATTCATCAGGGAAAATGCCACGCTCAATAGCAATCTCTGTCAAAGCCTGCAACCTGGCACGTGTGTAGTACATACCAAGCAAACCATCAAACTGTCCGTGTGGCTTATCAAGAGTGATGCGTTGAGGGACAACAACTAACGGCATACCTGTTTTGTTGATGACACGTTCTAGTTCTACTGCTGGCGCACCCATAGAATAGGCACCAGTCATAGGGTCAATAGTTTTTTCTGCACCCAAAACAACCGTTACAACTTCGTTATCGCAAACGTATTCAAGGATTTTGAACATCGTGTCCCATGATGGGCTGCCTACACGAAGAACACCGTTGATTGCGTCACCATAGTTTTGTGTTAGCCAACGGTATGTACGACCATATGTGAAGATGCAGTTATCTGGTACAGGATTGTCAATGTCTACAGATGGTGCAGGGAAGGTATCAAGTGGGTTGCGTAACTGCCATTCAGGGATGCGCTTATCAAAGTTAGGTTTGATGAAAACTGGGGAGTTGCTGTATGCAAGAAGATGCCTAGCCCTACGGCGCATCTTCATATTCATACGGTTGCCATCCCAGATAGCAAGCATTGCTCGTTTACGGTCACGAGCCAATCTCATACTTCTATCTTGTCCTTCACGCAAAGCAGGGAAATACGGGGATGGCATAGTGGAAGAAACACGCATACTCATCTGGTCTAAGCCCTGCACAAGCAGGTTTGCTACTGAAGAACGGGTGTTACGGTCTAATTCGTTTAGGGGAACAATGACATCGCCATTCGCCAATTGACGGACTTCACGCATTTGGTTGAGAATTGGACCTTGTGCATCAAGTCGTTCTTTATATAGAGCAACAATTTCTTCAACAGATTTCATTTACAACCTTTAGTTGGACTTAGACAATTCAACAATAACACAGACTAACGATTCAAAAGCCAAGATGGTCGCCACTGACGGGGAGGAGCCTTTGCTTGTGTGAGGTTCGGCAGGTTCAATAATGCCATCCATAACGCCATAACGATGTCTGTACCGTTCTTTTTGTCACGGGTCCACTTTGTTAGTTCATCCATAGCAGCAAGAGTTTTCCAGTTGCCCTTCATAGAAGGAAGACGTAAAGCACCAGACCTGATAACAGGGGGCAGCAAAGCCTCCACACCCAATGTTTCATCCAGTTTATTTCGGCTGGTGGTATGGGGAATGACGTTGACACGGTGCAATTGTTGCCATCTACGGACAAAATCGTGTGCCAAAAGGAACCGTTGAGCAGCGTTGATTTCTACAACCCAATGGGAAATGGGGTAGCCCATATCGTATGAACGGTTTTGTAGGTCATCCATCAAACCACTATAGGTAGAGGTGGCTGTGTCGTATCCAAGCACTTCTTCGGCTGTCAGTTTTACTCGTTCAATATCTACAACGTGGTACAGATTGGTGTTCGGCTGGTAAATAATCCATACGAACGCCCAGAACATAGTTGGGGATGGGTCTACAGCCACGATAGATACCCACGGGTGCGCTAACCCCTCTGGGATGTAGCCAGGTTGACGGTCATTATCTATACAACCCATATAGTCCACCCCATCCAGACCCTTGCCCCCTGTAATCCAGGTTCTATCTACCAGTCTGGAATCCAAATCCAAGTCTTCTTGTTGATAAACAACTTTGAATACGTCTGGTTTGTTGTATCGGATAAACGATAGGTCTTTCCACGGTAAACGCTTCGGGTCTAAAAGAGGACCATCAGGATAAGGCAAAGATTTAAACGAACGAGATTCCTTACCTGTGTCCAGTTCCTCATAGTACGCCCTATAAATAATATGTCGGTACTTTTTCTGGCGTATAGGCTGCCCATTATCTACATCTTCAGGGGTTTCCACGTTAGAACCGTCATACGCCATATCTTCTTCAATGTCATACGTTTCTTTGGCGAGGCAATGGGCGTATAAGTCTCCTGAACCTAGACGCTGCCCAATTACAGCCAGCAAACCACCTGGGTCGCAACGAGCCTCAGCAACCCCATCCCATCTTTCCAACAGTTTGTCTCTGGCTACAGACTCACGGGCGTTATCAGGGGAAGACACGTCATCAAATAAACACAGGTCGGCACGATGCCCAATGAATTCTGCTTCAATACCATACGCACGAACTGTTGGTTCCTTGTTATCTAGCCCGTTGCCATCTAGTTGTTCAACAACAAATTCTTCTGCTCGCCACAAAGCACCTTTGTCTACAGGTTTGAACCTGCCATAGTCAATCGTCAAACACCCCTCTGCGTTTACAGCCAAACCTTTCTCTACCATCATCGGGTCTGGTTCTATGGCAGCAACACGTTCAAGTGTTTCACGGATACGGCGTGAGTACATCTTCGCCATATTCTGAGAAACAGACCCAATCATCACACGCACACGCCTATTACGCACAATCGCCCACACAGCAACATCGTGAAACAACGTGGACTTACCAGCACCAGGAGGCACATTCAAAACAACAAATTCCTTTTCCTCCGACTCCAACAATTCAATCAAAGTCAAAGCAGCCTCAACCTGCCACGGCGAAGGAACACGCCCCAAATAATGCTTACGGAAAAAATCAAAATCTTCCAGACCCCTCAAAGCATTTTCACACAACTGGTCGTGAGGAATAGCAGAAGGCAAATCAATAGCATCCATAAAGTTATGGTGCGCCACAGATTGCCTACCACCAGAACCAGCACCAGAAGAAGCCCTATGGGTAGCCTCCTTACGGGAAGCCTCCAACTCCTTAGCCTTCTTCACCCACCTAGAACCAGTGTTGTAATGAACCCCTGTTTCGGCACAGGCATCTTTAATGTTTCTTCCAGAAGCAATCAACGCAAAAAACTTTGCTTTGTCTTGTAATGGAACTGCTCGTTTAGTTCCCATTAGTAGTTTTTATTTTACCACTTAACTTTGTTAGCCCAATACGCAGCAGACATTTTACCTTTAGCAATATTAGATGCGTGACGGGCTTTAAACGCTTTGTTACGGGCAGACCCGTCAGGAGAACCCTGCACACCCTGTTGACCGAAACGAATCAGTTTCACCTTGTCACCATCTTTCGCTAGAACAGCGTGAGATTTAGATGCGTTAGGTGTTCTTTTTGGTTTGTTGTATCCAGCGAACTTTTCGCCACGATATTCAATAGCCATTACTTCTTCTTTTTAGGAGCCATCTTCATTTTTTTGCCTGACTTCTTAGCAGCCATTTTAGCGTCTTTCATTCCAGCATCGGTGTATGGGAATTTCTTTTTTCCTACTTGTGGCATTATTTTTTTCCTTTGTTTCGGGATGCAGCCATATTATCAACAAGATTCGGGTAAGGGCGACCAGCCTTCTTAGCACGAGCCTTAGCATCAGATTTCTGTGCAGAAGACAACGGAGTGGATTTCTTCTTCGGATTGGGTTTATCCCAAACTTTTTTTGCAACCATAATTGTTATCATAACAGAGAACGTGTATAGTTGTAGACACAACACAGCAAGACCTACATTGTCGGGAGACAACAAGGCAACCACGGCTGTATACCGCTTGCATGGTACGGGGCAATGAACACCAGGGAACTGGGGTAGATGTTTCCTGCAACCAATCATCATTAAGAAGTTGATGACCCTGTTGCGTAAGAGAAACAAGCAGCGTAATGAACGTCATCTCATTGAACACTTCGGGTGTCGGCTAAAACAAATTGGCTACGGCGACCCTGGTATCAGATTGATATCTAAACTGTGGGG